TTTGGGTTGCTGGACATACGCACCCTCAATAGTTCTCCCTTGATTATCTTTCTTCTGAGGAATCATAATATTTTTCTTCAGAAGGTGATTATATAAGAGGCAATCCCAAGTACGAACTGACGAATAAATGTCGTTTAGATTACACTTTGCATCATATGCCATCGTAGCAATCAACTCTATGAGTTTCATCTTGTCTTCAAGCTCATCAACAAGTTTACTATCGATTATGTTATAGTCTACAAATCTATTCCAATCTTTCTCATAAAACTCTTTGAACGTATCATAATTGTTTTCAAGTTTTTTGTGACCAAGTTCTACCTCAGCAATATAGTCCAGCTTGTAAGACTCTCGGACTTGGTATGTAAACTTCTTATACAAATCAAGATAGTCAAGTTGAGCAACACCCTTTATATCATACAAGGTGTGTTCACGACCCATCATTTTAATGCTTTTCTTGCGAGTCATATTGAATGGACTAAAACCATTCTTGACTTTATTTTGCTTTTGTTCGTCTTGACCACCGAGTACTCTAGCACATCGGCTCATAAGATACGGAATATCAAAAAACTCAATATTCCAACCTGTGATAATATCTGGAGTATTTTGAAACCACCACGTACCAAATTTGGTCAACAACTCATATTCGTCAACACAAGACTCATACTTGATGTTTAGATCCTTAACTTCTTCAGATTGAGGATCCCAGTCGCCTTCACCCCATGTAAGTATCTCTTTGGTGTTGTTATCAACCACAGTTATGAGGGTTATGCGCTCCTTTGGATTGTCAACATCGGGGAATCCATGCTCGGTTGTGGTCTCAATATCCAAAGACTGGATATTCATAACCGACATATCAAAGGGAACTTCGTCAGGATATCGATCGGAAAGATATTGATAGGTCAGATCAGTCTGACCATATATCGGATAATTACCAATCCCTTCATAGCTTTGAACAAACTCCCGACAATCAGAAGCATTAGTAAACTCCACTGGTTTTAAGTTTTCGCCATAGAGTCCCTTGATGCCTGATTCTTCGGGAGATCGAACATATAACTTTGGTTTGAAAGAAGGGTCGCTTTCAGTGAACGCAACCCCATCGCGGTATCCTCTGGTCAATACGTTTTTTCCGTATTGCCAACAATATGTATAAAATTCAGTCATGAGTAGATTATACCCTCATCAGGCATAAAAGTCAAGCACTAAATTAAGTAATTATACTTTGTTGTTTTGGAGCAATGATTTCTTTCTTTGGAGTGATAAGACTGCTACCATAGTGATTCTTATACTCACTCTTCATTTGATCGCTTGGTTGCATAACACCAATAACGTGCTGAGGCATAATGTGAATTGTATTCTCGTGAGCATATGGAGCGTATGGCGCAAGACCGATACTAAACTTGCTTCCATCTTTGTCGTTGTCAGCAGGTTGAAGAATGATTACAGCTGGCTTTGATAATACGATGATTTGACGATCTTGAACAACAACGTCTTGTACTTCACCGATTACTTCTTCACCAGAAGCTAATTTAAGAATTTGAATATGGGGTTCAGCTTTAGCTTCGGGTGTTTCTTTTTCTTTATCTTTACTCATAATATAGTTCCTATGTTGGGGGAGCAGTATCGCTCCCCCTTATTTATTATTCCTGGAGGAATTGTTTTTTGATTGAGATGGTTTTTGGCTTACGCTCCTCTGGGACAATATGTTCTAGAGAAATAGTAAGAATGCCATCAGAAAAACCTGCACCTACGACTTCAACATCCTGATTCAATGCAAATGTCTTGGTAAAATTTCTAGAACCAATACCTTTGTGAACGAAAGTTCGATCATCATCTTCTGATTGAATCCCCTGAACGACAAGTTTGTTCCCTTCTGGGACTTGCGTTATTGTCAACTCTTCATCGGTGAACCCAGCTGCAGCAAATTCAATTGTGTATTTGCTATCGCCTTCGTCGACAATATTATAGGGTGGATAATTATTGGAAAGTTCTGCCACATTATTTAGATTGTCAAACAAATGATCAAACCCAATAGTGAATGGGGCAATATTATTTGCGATATCGTGAAGATCGCGTGCTCTGAATTTAGTAACCATTTCGGTCTCCTTATATTAAGCGAGTTATGTTTATGCGACCCAAATGGCGTCGCATGTTTATTATATAATATTTAAAACTAAAAAGTCAATTACTTTTTGCCAATATTATATTTGGTTATCAGTTCCCAATCGTTCTTTTCTTTGAACGAGAGAACCTTAATCTGAGATAGCGGTGCTTGTTCAGCATGCTTCTCTTCAGATACTATTGTCATCAAACCCCAATCTGAAAGTAACTTAGCAATCGTGTTTCGTCTTTCTAAGTCACCTTCACCAAAATCTGCTGCCTTACCATCAAGCGCAAACAGTTCTTTAAAGTGTGTGATGAAATATCTACCTTTCTTGTGTAATATGTGACAAGACTGGTATAAAATTTGTTCTTTTCTGGAGGCAACGCCAATGCGGGATAATGTTTCTCTTATTTTTAGAAAGTCATCTGCATCTTTTAAAGTGATTTCTAGCGGTGCATATCCAGGATATTCAATCTGGAAGAAATCTTCACTCATTATAAATCCTTGTTATTCTTTTAAGAGTGTTCGGATTTATTTATAAAATTGAGTATATTGGGATTACTTCCCACCCTTGTTCAGTTTCTTCTTAATAGCATCTAGTTGAGACTCTGTCAAGATTCTTAATGCGCCTTGAGCATGAGTATCATTGTATCCATAATATTCTTTGACTGTGGCTAAATCTTCTTCTTTGATTGGCTTCAGCCATTTATTAAATCTTTTTTTCGGACGAACAATACCACGAAGAAAATCAAACTGCGCTTTCTTATCAATATGTGGTCGGCTGTTCATTTCATTACAAGCAATGACAGTATCCGCACCATAACTCAGTGCCTTATTGATTATGAATGCATTGTATTGTTTTTCAGACCAGTCGTCTACGATTAAATTTTGTTTGGTGTGATGGATAGCATTGACGAATTCAAAGGGACTGATTGCCTTTTTCTTTACTTTGAATTGTTCCTCGTCTAGCGATACAACTGGATCGCCCATACCCTCAAGCATTATACATTACCCCTTGAGTTCAACATTCGCCATAATCTCTGTGAGGCAAGCTGTCAGATTAATTTCTTGATCGGCAACAAATGCTGCCTTGTATTGGTAATCTGCAATTAGAAGAACAAGCTGGGGAACCTGACTGACTTTATCTATCAAAGTGTCGTAAATTTTACGATATACACCTTGCGGATCTGAATCCACATTATTAGCAACCCACTGTCGCATTTTCTTCCAGTCTTTATCTCGAAGGCTGTCAACTAGTGCCTTCGTATTCACTTCAGCAAGGTTTGACAAAATACCTTCATCAATCTTACCAGAAACACTATAGCGTTGCAATTCATTGAGGACACGTCGATAGTCTGGAAAATGTTTCATTAAAAGTTCAGCAAGGACTTTTTCAGAATATTCAACATTTTCTTGGTCGAGGATACCAGTCATTCGCTTCATAAAGCGAGAAGCCATTTGTTGGCGATTGGTTTTATCGAGTTTAAAATCCACGACAGTTGTTCGACTGTGTAGCGGTTCAATGATCCTGTTTCTATAGTTACAGGTAAAAATGAACCGACAGTTTTTAGAAAACTCCTCAATGAATGCACGCAAGGCAGGTTGTGTTGAATTGGGGTTCAGATAATCTGCTTCATCAAGTATGACCACCTTTGGCTTGCCCTCAAAGGACACAGTGCTGGCAAAGTCTTTTATCTTTGTCCGAAGAACATCGATACCAGACTCTTCAGAGCCATTGATAATAATATAGTCACACCCCAATTCGTTACACAAAGCACGAGCAACTGTCGTTTTTCCCGTGCCAGCAGTACCACATAATAACAAGTTTGAAATCTCTCCAGCGTCCACAAACTGTTGAAATGTATTCAAGAGAGAGGAGGGAAGGATACATTCCTCCAGTTTTTGTGGGCGATATTTCTCAACCCAAAGAAATTCATCTTGTTTTTTCATATAGTACTCCTAACCACCTAACCAAGTTTATCTTCAGAACCTATGCCATCTGATAGGTTCAATGTTAATGCTTCACCACCTGCATCATACTCCCTTCCTTCCAAAAAGGCAAGGATATTTTGCGGAGAAGACACACCATATGGATCGTCCATAGCATTTTGAGTGAAC